CCTTGTAGGCGTCGGCGTTTTGCGGCAGCGATAGCTTGCGCGAATCGTCGGCGGCCTTAAAGGCTACATGCTCGTTGATCCACGAGCCAAACGCCTTGTCATCCTTGATTTTTCCGCCGGTCGTGTCCCAGAAATTCTCCGGGACGTATTCGGGGCGCGTAGCCAGTTGCGCGGTTTGCTGGGTCGTTCCGGTCGCCTGCGAGCCTTTATCGTTCTGGCTCGTCTGTGTGGTCCCGGAGGTATTCCCTTGCGCTGACGTGCCGGTTGCCTGCGCTTGGCTGTTGCCTTGCGAAGATGACTGGCCGCCTGTCTGCTGTTCTGCTTCCGCCACTTTCAGCAATTCCTTTGGACATGAGGTCCATCAACTCGGCGGCATACTTGCGTCGTCCTTCATTTCCTTGCAACGCACCCTCAATGGGAGAAAGCGGCACCGTGCTACAAAGAGTTTTCTGAAAATACAGGTAGAGCAGATAGCCATCCTCGGTCGATGCAATCCGATCAATGGCCTTTTTCATATCGTCGTCGGTAATCATGACGCCGGTCCCGGCGGCTGATCTGGCGCACCGGCGACATGCCGCGCACCAGCGAGCTGCGCCATTTGCGCGACGGCGGCTTTGACCTGATCCGGCTTGCGAAGTTTGAGCAGCGTGACGCGCATCTTGTCGAGAATAGCCTTGATGCTTTCGGCACCGTCAATATACATCTTAAATTCTTCCGGGAATGCCTGACCCAAAATCTGAATGGCTTTCACGGCCATGCCGACTTCCTGCTGTTCGGCTGCGGCCTGCGCCGGATTGCGCGGCAACGTCGCAATCGCGCGGCCATCGACTTGAACGGGCTTGATCGCACCGGAAACCTCAAGCAAATATTTGAACCGCAGAAAAATGTTGGCTGGTCCCTCGCGCCAGAACGGCAGACCAGGCGTACCAATGCGGCGCTGAGCGCGTGCCATTTCATCAAGCCATTGGCCAAGCGTTGGCGGCGTATCGCCGTGCTGTTCCGGCATATCGACAAAGAACAACTTGCGCAGAACCTTGACCTTTTCCTCGTATTGATAATTGGCGGCGTCCGGCGGCGTCACCTTGTAAATCGGCTGCACATCGCCAGCCGTTCCGGGCCGCACCGGATAGGCCATATCTTCCTCAACACCCTGCTCCACTGCGGCAAAGCTATCATCGGGGTAAGTGATTGGCGGTGCGATCGCCAGCGCGGAATGCTTGATACGAAGCCGCTCCAATTCATCGATCTGGCGCAGTGTCGGCAATCCCTGTATCAACGGGCCGGTGCCGTGCGGCCAATCGGCGGTCGGGTTGAAGCGGAACGCTAGCAGCGGACAGCAGCCCTCGCCTTTCAATTCAGCATCGTGCACAAGCTTGTCGCTGACCAGAACGACGTGCTGCCAGCATTCGTCGGTATGGTCGTCCCATAACCGCCAGAACCCCCACACTACCTGCGTTCGCGTGGTAGGCTTTTCATCAATCTCGCGCTTCATCTCGGCGGTAATTTTACCCCATATTTCCTCGCCCACGAGTTCTCGGACGTAGGAATTGCGCGTGTAGCGCACGGCAAATCGATCATCAATTTCGCCGTAGGGGCCTAGATTGACTTCCATTTCTCGGAACGGAATGGCGGCAACGCTGATCGGGCGCGACGGATGCGGGCGCTGAATCCACATGCCGACCGTGCCAATGGCGAGATCCGGGTAGAACGCCTTGGTCACTTCGGGATAGAGATTTGACGCCTTCATGGCACCAAAAATGCGCTTGTCGTCGGCGTTTACGTCTTTCTTGATCTTGTCCCAAACACCGTCCGGTAGGTCCATACCGGGGCCGCGCTCGCACCATTCGAGTGCTTCCGGCATAAACGCATTGGTTACTTCGGTGACAAAATCCTGAGTGACTAGGAATGCGATGTCGGTATTCAATTCCGGCGCGTCCAGCATCCGCTGCGTGCCCGGCTGGGTCATTGATGAAATCTGCCGCTGCCGGTTCGGCGCGGAGAAGAAATAGGCTTCTTTCACATCGAGTTCTATGTACGATTTCCATGTGCGTGCCGCCGCCAGCCGCGACAATGACTGACCTTCCAGCTTCGACGGTTCACCTGGAATGAGTTTGTTTTCCGGTTGCCCGCTGTCGGCCATTATGCGGCCTTGCCAAAGGTGCCGCTGAGTATGCCGCCAGTGCTGTTCGACGCCCCGCCTGCCCCATTCCCGGCCATCGCAAGTTGCGTGCCGTAGCGCGCCATCAGCGAACTCATATCGCCTTGCGTTTTATTCTGTAACGAATTGACCAGATCGTTCTGCGCCTGCGCCTGTTCGGTCGCTAGGTTCGGATCGACCGGAATTGATGGGGTGTCCATGAACGAGAACGCCTCCGTTGCGTAGTATCAGGCGATAAAGACTGTCTGGCCGCATAGCAACGCACACTAAGCCAATGATATTCTTGATTGCTGGCACGCAATAGAAAAAGAAACGCGAGGAAAACTGAAACCCGTATGGTCTTGGATCGCGGACTATTTTCACGACATCACAATCGTCCGTATAATCGGCCAGCGCGGTCTTTGCCCGCTCGTGCGACAGCATAATCAGGCTCGTACCGCGCATGTTCACGTCATAGACCAGCCACGCCTTGAAGCCGGGATAATAGGCAAACGCCGAGACGTGCTTGAACTCACCACACGCAAGCCACGCCAGCCATCGCGTTGTCGATTTGCGATGAAACACCACAAACCATTCGACCGGCTCAACCGCGCCCGGAATGTGAATATCCTCGTCCATCACCCTGCCATCACGCGGCGCATAGTTTTTGGACCCTTGTAGATGCGAACCGGCTTGATCTGGCCGACCGGAGCAAGTCCAATCATACGGCGCCCTTCGCCCAACCCAATAATTCCATATTGCAGCGCATCGCATAGGTTAGAATATTTGTCTTTTTTCGGTTTTAGTTCGCCCTTTTCCTCGCGCTCCAAATGATAGCGCCCGGCCATGCCAACGATCAGGGTTCGACATAGCGGCGAGATCACCAGCCTATTGATACCGGAAGGATTATCGTTGAGAACGTAGGCAACCGCTTCCGTTCGTTCCTCGATATTATTTTGTTTCACCGGCGCTGGCGTAACCGGCATTCCGTTGAACTTGAAAATGTCGTAGCTTGATTGTTCAGTCTGCTGGCCCTTGTCGCGGCCCTTGGGATCACCGACGCACTTGAAGCCGTGGTTTGGATAATTCTGTTCAAGAAAACGCTTGACGCGCGGTGCAAACACCGACGCAGGTTCGTTGAAGCCCAGCATTTCGTGCTGCACAAATATCCGCTGATTGACCTGCTGGGCAAACAAGGCCGCCGGATAAACGCGGCCAAAGTCGAGCCACACCAGAACATCGTGATCCGGCACCGGGCGCAACGGTTCGCGCGCAACATGATATTCGCGGCGGAACATCGGCCATACCGGCTCGCCCTCGACCACCAAGGCAACGCGGTTCATCAAGCGCGAATGAATCCAGGCCAGCGATTTGCCGGGCCACATACGAGAATAATAATCGGACGGCAGGTTTTGCAAATTTTCTGCTTGTGGGTTGACATCGTAACCAATGACGTTGCCACGGTCATCGAGTCGCTCAAGCAACGCCGGCGGCTGCATATACAGGCCCCATTCAGCGGGCCAAACATATTGCGCACGCTCGTCCACGCTCAATCCAGGCGGCATGTCTATTTGCCCGGTCATCGCGGCAAGCCATGAATCCTCGTCGGGCGCGTTGCCGTCCGCGATGAGGCCGCGCCATGTCGGGCGGCGCTTGCCCTGCTCGTCAATATCCTCCCACGAACAATGTTCGGTCGGTGGAAACCGTAATCGTGAACTGGCTTCGTCAAACAATATCTTTTCGGTGAACGGCAATTCGTTAAAGAATATTCCGGTGTATTCCGTCGAGCGCAGTTTTTTCACATCGTCGGCTTTGTCGAGCGACATGAAATCAAATTCAGCGCGCACATCATCAAACGCGATCTTGTGCTGCATGGAACCCGGCGATGAATTGAATTTGCCGTAAACATTCTCCGGGAATGTTTCCAGCCATGTCCGCATTGTCGATCGCTTCAATAGCGGCATCGTATCACGCACAAGAGCAAACCGCGTATGACGCAGGCCGTCGAGCGGAGACGGTTTTTGTTCCTGCGCGTGGCGCATCAGGCGCACGCAGCACGCCTTGGTCTTGCCGCTGCCCAGGTCGCCTTGTATGTAATCGACAGGCTTGTTCGAGATTATAAATTCCGCAACCTTCGTGCCTGAGATGAAGTCGTATTCTTTCATCAGTTCAGCACATGCGGTCGCATCTCGACGCAATGCCGCAGGATCATCTCGGCGTCGTGTTCCGTCCGCGGCTTGATGACCACCCGAGGCACCTGCGGCATCGAATGATCAACCTCGGCCTCAAGCCATGCCCCCTTCCAGACCGGCTCGCCATCTGGTCCCAAGATGGCTGGCCGGCCCGGCACCCTGTTGAACACAATCGCCGCGTACTGCCCGCGCTTTTTGAACTCGCGCGCCCAAATCTTGAATTGCTCATCGTACATTTCGACGAACAAATCGGGCAAATCCTGAAATACCGTCATCATGGGGCCGCCGCCATTTCAATCAACCTGGCGAGCGCGGCATCATCGCCCTTTTCAAGCGGCAGCGGCAATAACCACCGCGCGTAAATATCAATCGTTTCCATCGCCCAATACTTGCACGGCGACCTCTCAAAAGCCGCAAGCGCCTTTGGTCCAAGTTCATTCAAACGTGAGATCATCGCCGCACCCCATGCCGGTTAGGACGCTCCGGCCCCAACCGCTGCGGCAGCCGGCCGCCCTGATGCGCGTCCAACGAGGCCCGCGCCTGTGCCGTCGTCATGCCACGCCGGGCCGCCTCCTGCGCATCGCCCGCGCAACGCTCCATCATTTCCCGCTGCGCCTGCGATTTGATGGCGATCAGTTTCATGTCAGTACCGTGAATTGGGGTTGCGAAAATCAATAAAATCCTGCGTAATTTTCTCCTGCGGAGTTAATTCCTGTCCGGTTTGTTTCTTCCGCCAATTCCCATATTTTATCATAACCGAGTTTAAATCCTCATCGAGTGAATTGCGCTCGGCAACTGAGTTGCCTTCACCCGAACTATGGTCGGCTTTTATTCCTGTCTCC